GGTCTCATTGCCGGTTTTATCGTAGTCTACGATATCGGTTATGCGTTTCATGTCCTCCCAGATCTCAACAGTAGGTAAAGCAAACCAGCGGCCGCCCTGGATATTTTGCTTTTTAACAGCTGTCTGGAGAGCCATAAGATCGCTATACTCGAACCTCAAAACATTACCAGCATATCCAGATTTAGCTCCGGTCGTGCCGGCTGCACTTCTGACTTGCGGAGTAGTGCTCTTTTTGGGATTCGGCAGTCCTGTAGTAGGTAAGATAAAAGCTGCCAAAGTTTGAGCCCAAACAGTTAGAAAATAGTTTGCAATAGCTACCTTCATATTCATTCCCTGCTCCTCTGCCAATTGCTGAGCCTTATTATAAGACAGCTCGGCCTCCTGTAATGTTTCCAAAACAAAAGGATGAGGAGGTCTAATAATAGTATTCGAATAGCTTTTTTTATCGTTAACGATAATAACAGCGTCCAGCTCTGTAGCTGTATTCAAATGATTAGATGTTGTATAATAACCGGAGTTTACTCCTCCGAGGACCGGCTCCTCTAAACCTGAGCTCTGAGGGATCTCAATCGTCTGAGCGTTTGAGCTGCCGGCATCCTTTGACCTGAGATAAAACTCGTTATTAGTCGCGTAAAGGACTTTTTCGATCATCCGCTGAAAAACGGTTAAACGTACTTCTGCCATTTTGGTATATTTTAAAAGTTAGTAATCTTGTTAAGGACTCTACTCGATCGTACTAGATTCGAGTTTCGGTCCGTAATGTTTTTCCCAGGCAGCGACCATCTTTTTTTCGTCCTCGTCTGTCAGTTGATCCAATTCCTTAGAATTCTCAACCAACATTTTATTATAACGATCTGCCAGGTCTTTTTCAGCTCCGCCGGTCTTTTTGGTTTTGTCGTCTCCTCCGGATTCTAAGCTGTCGTTAATACTACCAGGGACAACATTAAGCGAATCAATTAACGTCTTTGTCCCTTCATAATCGCTAATTGCATTATTCGTCCAAATCTCTGCATTGCTCTTAGAGATCTTTCCGTCTAAAATAGCTTGATTTACCAGAGCTTCGGCCTTATCTTTTCCCTGGGATTCTTTCAGAGCTTTGTTGTCAATCTGCAGAGCCTTAACCTGGTTCTGATATTTTGTGAGCTCAGCCTGCAGAGTAACGGCCTTAGCCGCGTCGGCCTGCAGTTTTTCGATAGCCTCAACCTGGGCCTGTTCGCTGGCCTCGGTGTTGAGGTTTAAAATTGCATTAATTCGTTTCATTTGTTCGTAATTTTTGTTAATAATATCCTTATTATCTGATTTGCTGTTGTACATCGTTGCACAAGCGGCCATTTTTTCTAAAGGTGCCAGGTTATTATCTACCTGGTTTGAAGTTTTTACAATAGTATCGGCCATGCCATTGCTAAGCAATTCGTCCGCGCCGAAATATGTATCCTTAAGCATATACTCCTCAATCTTTGCCTGATCCAGACCGGTATTATTTACCAATATTGTAACAAGGGAATTTTGAGCCCTGGTAAGCGCCTCCTGCATATCCTCCGTTAAATCGCTTTTATCCGCAAAGCTGGGAGAGTGGATCATCGCCGTAGCATAATCAAATATCCCTCTGCCTCCTTTCGTTCCACATGTGCAAATAATTCCAGCCATTGAGTAAGCGACACCTACATTAAGAGTTTTAACATAGATTCCCTTTTCCTTTAGCATTTGAATAGCTGCCAGTATCGAGTAACCTTCGAAAACGCTCCCTCCAATGGAATTAACCAGGACGGTTATATCAGTGATCTGCATATCCAGAGCAATGTACTTTAATTCCTTTGCAAAGTAGTTACCATCAATGTCGTAACCGATTGATCCAAAAAGAAATAACTCAGCCTTTTTGGTTTGACCTTCGTTAATCAGTGTCTTTGTATACTTAAATTGCATAGTCGTAAATTTATGTAATTTTTATAAATGAGGATTCGGATCTAAAGTAATTTGTTGGATTTCCGGTTCTACGGTTCCGGCTGAAATCTCCTGCTGGTCTAATGTTTCGCCTATATTTGCCAGTGTACATTTATAAAAGCTCTGCCAGTCCATTAAAACAGAGCTGTTAATATCCTGGATCTCATCGATTCGCTGAATATTCTTACAGTTTGCAAATGATTTGCCGTTAATAATTTTATAAACACTATCCGAAAGATCTATAAGATCCAGATAGTCCTCGTCCCTCTCCTCGGATCTGAGTTTCGCACCAATAAAATGGAGAATAAAATTAACCTCGTCTTTTGTAGTCGCTCTGTCAAGTGTTAAGGTAGTTCGTGCGAATGTAGTACTGAGCGGAGAGTTAGTAAACTCAAAGAAAATGGCAGGTACCGGAAACGAATCTTTATCCGATACCGTAGTTAATTCACTATTCCAAAAATTAACATATTGCACCGTAGTTACACCCGTGTATATGTGATCCGTTCCGAGTTGATCCTGCCAGGTTCCGCCCAATATTGCATTCTTTATAAATCTGTATAAATCACTTTTTGCGCTCATTTCTTAGGTAAGTTTTTTTCAATTAATTTTCTGTTTTTCCGATCTAAAGCCCTAGAGTCTCCTATAAATTCACGTTTCGGCATAGCTGCCAGGCCATCGTTATGTCTGGCCGCGTAAATTATATTCCTGGTGCCGACTACGGTCCTCGCAAAAGAAGTTTCTCTCCTTTTTATATCAGCCCTCAGATCTCCGGATTGTACTAGGATAGCTCTCCCCTGGTTTTTACGTGACCTGGCCGCTTTTCTTTGTTTCCAGCCGGACCGGCTCGCGTCGGTTTGTTTCCCTCCCTTTCTGAATCCCTCTAAAAAATGGTTTTGTGCCTGGTTTGCAAGTAAAACAGGGATCCTACTTTTAAAGCGATTAATATCGGCCTTTGTTATCGGATTTTTGATTTTTACAGCCATCAGAGTATAAATTCATCAATGTTAAACGGGACAGTACTTTTCAATTCCATAGATAGATTAACCTCGTTTATGAATCCTGGGATTGTACTTACGTCAAATCTCCGGATAAGAACATAATTAACGTCCAGGATCTCATTAAGTATTTTATTGATAATGGTAATAGGCTCCGGAGAGTCTTTTAATCTCCTCCAGTTTTCCAGCTGGTCGTAAGGCATAACATTAAAAAACTCAGTCACCTTTCCGTTTATTGTGATAATATAATCGCCCTCATTCACATACTCGTCGACAGTTCCGGACCGACCGCTTACCTCTGTTGAGATAATATTTTTACTTTGTGTAATGAACATCTGAAAAGCTTCCAGGGAGACCTCGTTAAAATCGATTGTGTCCCCTTCGTTTGTATCATAGTTCCCAGCTGGGAAAGTAATATCGTCGTAAATAGGAGTTCCAAGGACAGAGAGCTTAATCGGGATCATTTGCTCAAGATCTCCAATGCTGGGAGTTAAACCTGGTAAGTTAATTGCAGCCATATTTAAGAGCTTTTTCTTATTTTATCCGGAGACACAAAGCCGAAATTATTATCCTTAGCCTCCTTAAATTCTGCAGGGACCTTAAAATATGGGTGCCCTGTCTTAGGAAATATAACTCCGCTGGTGCCTGGATTGTTTGAAAATACTTTACTGTCATTTTTAGGCACCCCTCTAAGATCTGTCTTTCTCCCATTCTCCAATTGTGTGATAATGCACCGACAACCGAAATCATTCGGCGGAAAATGGTCATCCCAAAAAGGATCCTTTACTGGTCTTGTTATTCCGTCCCATTCTGCGTGCATAGGCCGGACTTTGCCGTCACCTGCAGTCTGATATCTGAGCCAGGGGAAAAGATCCTCCTCGTCTGTTATTTGGTGCCAGTGCTCAGCGCTCTGAGCCACTCTGAAAGCGCTATTTTGTTCGGTTTTTAACCAGTTAACGTTATAATCCTGGTTTATTCCCTGTGCTATCTCTCTGAATTCCTTAAAGGGCCGTTTCAGCCCTTCGTCTGTAAAGACTTTAATCGAAAGATCGTTAACATGGTGCCAGGTCTTTGCTCCACTGAAAAACTCCGTATTTTGTCGATATCTTACAGCGCTTTTCCAGCGGCTTGTATTAACCTCGAAATCCTGTTCAAAACCAAAACCCAGACCGACAGCTCCGTAAATATTCTTAAAATAATGTACGTATAATTCATTGGGTAAGACATAAGGGCTCCATATCCCGTTATAAACACCCGTTGTAATGGTATTTATAAGCTTAAACTCCGTAGGCTCCAGCTCCGGAATATTAGAAACATCGTTTATAACCCTTACCTTAATTGACATTAGCCTATGTATTTGCCAAAATAATAACCTCTACTTATACCAGTAGAATTATAGTTTATCCCGATATCAAAAAATCCTGCTATTTGTGTAAAGACCAATTGCGTCGCATTGGCCTGGACATATCCGGAGGCGGTAAGATCTGTTATTAAGTTTCCTGGATCATTGATAATCATTGCATTTAACTGCACTATTTTATCAAAGCTGGAAATATAACTCGGTTTTAATATTGTTAAGGTTGTATCCGAGCTCATATCCCAGGCTCCCAGCTCTCCGGAAAATTCATACAACATTCTGGGCCCATTCTGACAATCCAGATCCGTATCTGATAAGGAGGCAACGGAGGTCACAATCCCACGGACATCTCTAAAAGTTTGCCGAAAGATCCCGTTAATAAAAGTCTTATCTCCGTCTGAATCATACGAGGTCGCTTTCTCATATCTCCAAAATCCGAGCGTATTAGGCACGGTTTGAGCCTCCACCTTCATTATTTCACCGTTCAGGCTAATATATCCCTCGGTAACGGAGATCTCTCCTCCTCCTCCGATAGTCGCATTACAGCCGGAAATTATTTTATTTCCTATTAATCCGGATCCCAGAGATAATAGAGCGGATTGATTGCTAAAGGGTACCCTTAGAAAATCCTCCATTTTCATATCGGGTTCACCTCCTGTAAAAATGTCTTTATAATCCATATCTGTAGTTTTAAACTATTGTAATATCATAAATTTTTGTAGCTGTTTTATACTGATCTACCAGAGCCCTAAGCTCCTCCTCTACAAATGAAACCGCGGCCGGTATCTCAATAGTAAAATTAACACTTGTCGTAAAGTCAGCAATAACATAAAAAGTTTTAGGGACCGGATCCGTCTCAGCTATCAAATAATAGGATTTATTCTCCGGATCTGTCTCAGATTTTAAGTACCATATTTCACCAGCAATGCCGACCAGGTTATTTTCAATTATATCTATTCTCCGGAGTGTAACGTCGTAAACGTCATTCAAGAGTTTAACTAAACTTAAATGCTGTCCTGTGTAATCTAAAAATTCTTTTTGAGCTGCAGCCCTGGCTACGATCTCAGCCTGGGCCGTGGCTAAACTGCTCGCTATGGTCTTTAAATACTCTACCCATTTTGTTTTTAAGTCTCCTGTTTCCGGAGTAATCTTCCAAAATACGGGTATAAGCTTTAAGAATATACTTTCGACATCGTTCTGATATTTATTAAGATCGATCGGCATTAGTCTTGAATATATGTTAATGAACTACTTAACCCTGTTGTCGTATCCTCAATAATATAACCAGCCACAGCGATATGACTCTCCTCAGCGTCCGCTAAGACATTAATGTAACTACCTGCTCCGAAAGGTTTAACCTGGCAGGCCGACACAATAACATTTTTAACACCGTCCACGGCCTGAATAGCATCGACTACGTTGATAACTAAGAATTTTCCGTTAAAATCCAGAGTTTTATAATAGTTTTTTATAGCTGTTTCGACAGGATATTCTCCAGGGTTCGCCTGGTCCTCTCCTGTTGAACTAATTTTCTGACCATCGACATAGACATTAGCCGTAAGGACCATTTCGTCTCCGTCCTGGCTTATGACTGTTATACCGGTGCCGGCGAATCGTTTGTTAACCCAATAATCCGTTAAACCGTCCTTTTGTAGTGTTGTTAACGCTATCGGATTGCCGCTGCCGTCGTCTGCAGCTGCTTTAATCAATACTACTCCGCTCTGTTCTGTAGCGCTGGAATACTTAACAATTTGTTTGGCCGTATCAATAACTGGATATTGAGGGAGTCCGTCTATAATTTGCAAGGTATCTCCATGCTGGTAGCTTAGCGTCTCGTCCGCATGCCAGCGGAGCGTCCCTGTCGGGATCTCCAGCTTTCTACTTTCGAGATCAGTCTCCAGGTCCTCCAGCTCGGACTCCAGGATAAACACCTCCGTTGCGAAAGTGCCAAGTAAGTTATACCACTTTGAGGCATTCGAGGGATTAGTAAGCTTTTCGGGATCTGCTCCCGTTGCATCGTAGAGATCTGTCCTCGCTGTTATATCGACAATCATTTCGTCGAGGATCTCCTGTATTGTTCTAGCTGTGTATAGTGCCATTATATAAATTTTTCAGCTGTTTAGCAATTGAATAATAATTATTAAGCTTATTATCACTGACAGACGGGAGCGTAAGCTGCTCAAGTTTAATGCCGATTTTTTCGCCTATTTCTCCAACGTCCAGTCCGAAATATGGAGCTAACATGCTAATAATTTTAGCCCAAACCTCCGGAGTAATTTCATAGGCATAGTGCCAGTTAAAAGAATGTTCCGGAGTTATATCGATACCCAGAGCTGACATTTTAGGGATTAGGACCTCATTAATAGCAAATTCCAGGACTACTCTCCTGGCCTGGACAAAAGTATCTTTCTGTCTTTCGTGTACCTCAGCCTGGGATCGGCTGGATCCGTCCTCGAAAACCATAGTCTGACCGAGAAAGGCCTTACTCATAGCTTTATTTCTGGAGTCCTCAAATTTCTCGTAACTCTCCCAGCCTCGACCGGAATTCGCAACAGCGTCGAGCTCATCCTCCAGGCCGACAACAGCGAAACCACTGTGCCTGCGTTTTGTAAACAGATTTATAAGATCATTTCTATGGTTTTTATTATTAATATCGGTCTTTGCATAGAAGTAAGGAGAGGTGAAAAGCTCGTTAAATACAGCCCAAAACTGGACAACCTCTCTCTTAAGAATGAATGATTTAGCTACGACATTATAGCGACCGAGATGTTTATTTCCCTTAACAAACATAGTCCAGCGATCGTAAGGAGCTTTGTTATAAAAATAATTCGGCTCCTGGTATTGATAAATACTTACTCCCTGTTTTTCTGGGACGATATGATAACGGTTAACAGATTCCGTTCCGGAGAATATACCGTTAACAATAGGCTTAAACTGGATAAGACTAAAGCCCCAATAATCAGCCTCAAGATAGTACCTTATGAAATCATAAAACCAGCTCTTTTTAAATAGTTTTGTCCGCTCCTCATCGATTTTATTTTCACGGTCGACTATATGGAAAGGAGTTTGAGTAATATCGAAAAGAATCGAGTCTGTTAAAGCTGTAATATGTTCGTCCAGTTCCAGGTTATTATAGATATCAAATAAACGGGTACGATCGGGTACGTCCGGATCCTCAGCCTCCTGGACAGCGTTTGCCCAGCCTTTTAGAGTTTCTCGGATCCGTTCTATCGCAGTTTTTTTCAGCTCTTTGTCCAGGCTTTTAGGAGACCTCTCCTCGTCGTCGACTTGAGGGATCAGTTTTTCAATTATTACCTCCCTGGTTACAAATTTCGGCCAGTTTATTTTCATAGTAGTTCATTTAATGTTTCCAGTTTAATTTCTTCGAGCTTAAAATGTTTTAACTCCCTGGTAATAGTATTCTCCATATCCTCAAGCTCGGATAATGTCCTGGTCCTGGTAGGACGTTGATCTTTGTTTAAGATAAGAACCTGTTTAACCGGATTATAAACCATTGACCAGCCTTTATAATGTAAAAACTGAAATGTATTAGGATAATCCTTTTTTAACTGATCAGATTTAGAATACATTTTTCTCGTCGGTTACATCAGAGGCCTGTCCGTAGACTCTTACATTTCCCGTCTGGTCCTCCTGGTTATCTTCGTTTAATGGTAATAAAGGATCAATATTTCCCTTATTGGCATCCTTAAGCCATCGAATTGCTCCGCCTATTTGTCTGGGATCGTTTCCGTCATAACGTTCCTTTCGGATAACCGGAATATCAGCATTGTTAAGCCTGGCAAGTAGGTTGTAAATCATTATGTCGACCATAACGCTAACAAGCATCCGGTAATTTGATCCGGCCGGCGCTGAGAATACCGTGTCCATATCAAAACGAGTGCTTAAATGATTTTTTACCAGTTCGATAACTTTCTCCTCCTCCTGCTCTGCAATAGTAGTGTCATTATTTATAAGCTTGTTATAAGCCTCCTCCGGATAGGTTCTGTAGATATCCTCTACAGCGATAAAACTAAAGGCCATAATCGTAGTTTTGATTTAAGTAAAAGTACAAATTTTTTAAAATCCGTCTAGCAATTCGGTGCCTTGTGTTGGAATAGTGTTGTCGGAATAGTCACTCAATCGGTTTATAAATTGTTTAAATTCAGACTCAAATACTTTGCAAATAAAGTATCTCATTGTGTCGGTTATATGCCCGAAAGGTTCATAACTTATTCCGGTGTTTGGATTCATTTCTCTTTTCTTTAGGATCCCTCCGTCCTTATCCTGTTTCGTCTCGATATAATCATTAATTGAGACCTTACAGCTCTCGGCTATATGAATAACCAAGTTAAATATATTTTTCTCAAATATTGCGTTTATAAAATCTCCGGTTGCGGATACGCTGGGAGCTCTCCGATAAAACCGGTCCTCAATCCGATAGTTAAATTGCTGGAGACCTTCGACGAAAAGATCGTAAAACGTTTTCTTTTCATCGTCAATATTATTCCGCGCTTTAGTCGTAGGATCTCCGTACAAAAATACCTTATCCTGGTATCCTATTTCTTCCAGCCATTCACCGACTACTTTACCGGCTTTTCTGGCTGTATTATTTGGATCCTTAATAGGCAATTCGTGAACCTGCTCGATTAACCAGCCCTCTGTCTTAGTTTGTGTAAGCTGCCAGATCGTTACAGCGATATAAGGCTCGACATTTGAGTCGATCGAAATATGGAAAGTGATATCCGGATGAGGATAAATGACTTTGATATGTTGATCCAAAACAAAATCTTTTAAGAATTCTCCGCCGGTCTTTAGATTTATATCCCAATTCCCCTCAACATATACCTCATATTCATACCTGGGCAGGTTCTTTAGATTATTAAGATAAGCCTCTGGTAGATGTGGATTATCGGTAACTTTCGAAGGTATGTATAGAACGTGATCGGGCAAAGTTCCCTTTTTCCATCGGTCGTAAATCTCCGATTTAACCCAGCCCTGGGACGGGTTACATGTTCCTACAATTAACGGAGGAGGAGTGTTGCCTTTAGGTAATTGATAGCGGCCGGCTCGCTCGTACATCTTTTTATAAGCTTTGAAAGTGATCTCGTTAATCTCATCCGCAAAAAACCAATTCGGTATAAGACCACTCCAGCGTAATAGCTTTTTATCTCTCTCGTAGTTCTCTCCAAAAAAAAATAAGTTTGATCCGTTGCGAAATTCGAGCCGTGGGTTTTTCTGATCAGCTCTATAGTCTCTTAAAAGACTTTCAGGTACTCCATATTTGCCGGTTAATTCGTTCCATGTTGCATAAGAATTTCGTTCTATGGTTGCAAGATCTTTACGAACAAAATAAACCTGGATCCCTGGGAAAACTTTCTGAGCTAATAGGTAGAGTAAGAATAATCCGGCTGTCTTTGCGCCGCCTACAGCTCCGCCGAATAATATCATTGTGTAAAGGCCGCTTAAAGCTGCAGCGACGAGCTCCTCCTGTTTCTCCGTTAGCTTTATAGCCGGCATACATTATAATTTAATCTTTTTGCCGGATATCTCAATAACCAGCGGCTTATCTGTTGACAGATCTACCTTGCTGGTTTGTCCCAGCTCATTAGATATTAATCTCTGATTGAAAAAGCCCAGAGCTGCACCCTCAAATTTCTGAGTATAGCAAATCTCCTCCGCGCGTGTAATGACATCTAAAAAATCTTGTCCCCGTTCTTTATAATTTTGTAGCGTATCGATAGAAATACCTAAATGCAAACAAAGTCCTTTTTTCGTGAACGGTACAGGATGGTGTCTGGTAACTTTATAAGCGTCCCTTCCGACCCAGTCCTCCTCCTCCCATGTCCTCTCAGATTCGGTTAAAAAATAATCCTCTATTTTCAGGATCAGATCCTCCAGTGTTTCATACTCCATTTTCCGGCCGTGGTTAAACCGAAGTTTCCAGAAATCATTCCCGAAAGGTGCAGACATAACAGTTAGTTTAGTTAGTTAAAAATACGGAAATTTTATTCCAAAATTATTCCATTCGTTCATATTCTCTGCTCCAGCATCGATAAGAACAACAGGGAGAAAACCTCTCATCCTGTGGAGCTCCGCATTGAGGGCATAACTCCTCTGTATTGTTCATATTATCAAATTTACGTAATGCTACCAACACCTGAAAAAAGAATACTACAAATGTAACTACCAGGATAACAATTGAGATCCTGGGAAAAGATCTCCCAGCTGTCAGCGCGAAAAAGACCACAGTAAGGATCCACAGCATCTCCATAACCATAAGAGCCAGCAAAATAATAGCTCTGGTCCGGATCTTAGTAAATTTATTATTCATTAGTCAATAAATCCTTTAAGTTTCAATGTTTCTGAATCGCATAAAATAGCTCGTTCGCTAACCATTGTAAATCCTAAAACTTTAGCTCCGCAGTCCGGAGTATGATCTCCCTCCCCTCCGCAAATATGGCAGATATACAAATAAACAGGGATCTTACCGTTAACCGGTTCTTTTTTATGATAAGTCCGTCCTTTTTTACCAGTTTTAGTAATTACAATATAACCAGGATCTTTAGACATTGTCATTTATTTATCTGTTCAAAAATTATACTTATCAAAAATATTGCTACAAAAAAGCAGACAACCAGCCAGAAAAGGACCGCGCAACCTCGAAAAATAAGCTTTCTGAATTGTTTGTTAGTCATTCCCTGGATTTCTTTGTCTAGATCTTCGCGCCTCATTAGAAATTAATTTCGACCTGTTCCGGTCCGGTTATTGGTTCGTAAATTTTACTAAGCCTGGACAGTGCCGATCTTAAGAAATTAATCTCGACCTGGAGATCGTAATTTCTAAATTTATATTTGTCCAGCATTGCCTTATCAAAGTTATACTTTCTCTTATGAATGAAAGGAGCGTGTTTAACGGTCCGGATCTGATCGTCTGTATATTCTAAAAGTCCTGCATAGTCCGGAATTTCACTCTTTTTTAAAAGTCCTTTCGGAGTGATATAATAAAACCGGTTCGGGATTATGTTATCCCTCATAACAATACGGGAATATAACCAAACGTCGTAACCGTCCTCTCTGTATCGTTGTTTTCGATGTAAAATATCTTTGATATCGCGCTCAAATTTAGCTATCTGCTCGCTGGATAAAAAGCTTAGACCTTTCCCTCCCTGGGCAGTTATTACCTCTCTTTTCCCGTGGCTGAGCTGCCAATGTTTTGAGGTCTTTTTAAAGTCGGCTTTAAAGTCTGAGCGAGAGATCTTTTTCTCAAGCTCATAGTGATATCCGGATCTCATTTGTAAAAAGTAATCAGACTCCCAGGGATAGATAAAAACATTCTCCAGGAAATACTCCGCTGAGGGAAAAAATTTTTGTATATGTTCTATCATGCTAATAAATATGTTAAGGTTTGTATACGGTCCTTAATGGACTTATAAGACATCAATTTCTCATATTCGTGTTTAGGCAGACTGGAGAGATCCTTCGAGGCCTCTCTTATTCTGAGCTTTTCCTTAAGGTCCTCCAGCTCTTTTTTAATAAACTCCTCGCTCGGCTCAGTCTCTAAATAAGATTTTAATTGCCGGAGCTCTCGGATCCGATCGTTAATTTTAGTCCTTTCTCGTTGGGTGTAAGGAGCTGAATACTCTATTAAGTGCTTAATCTCCCGATCAATATCCTCAACTTTTTTCATTTTCGAAAAGATTTACCGGTTAAATGAACTATGTTATACTGCTCTTTAAACCGGTCAATGATCCGGTCTGAGTGCAGCTCTTTGAGCGCTTCTGTGTCGTAGTTCGTTGTTAAGTGAGTATGTTTTCCATACTGTTGATAAATATCGTATCTACGAGCCAGGAAAGACTCCATAAAATCCTGATAGCTGGTTCCGTAGCTTTTAGAGTTATAAGTATGTCCAAATTCGTTTACTACCAGGCTCACAGGTTTATTACCCAGGGATCCGCTAACATTGGGCTTTGAATTGAACAGATAAACAGAATTGTTAAAATCAGCCTTAGAAGCCTCGCTGAATATCTCCTCAACACTGGAGATCCGAAACAAATTAGGACAGAAAGGAAAGTATATGGTTAAAAATCTGTGTATAACCTCGAAAAGCGTACTCTTACCAGTTCCGTAGTCTCCGATCAGTAAAATAGATTTCGATAGATCCAGGCCTTTATCAAAGCCGAGAAAATAATGATATATTTTATTTATCGTTTCTACGTTCTCCTTTCGGATAGTATAATCCGGAATGAGTTTCTTAGCCACCTTAAAAAAGGTGAATTTATAGGCGGTAATTAACTGCTCGGTATGTTTTGGATCCTTACCACTCAAGAGAGGTTTTTGACTTCTGTCCGACTGTTTTAACTTTTCCGCCTCTGGGAGGATCTCCTTTACTGTTTTGGTGTTTTCCTTGCTCATAGTCTTTTTTAAGTTTGTTTATAAAATGAGATTGATACGTATGGAAAGGCCGGCCGGTATCGGTCTCAACCTCTTTTTTAGTAATAAATTTCGCGGCCTCAGCCTGGAGATCCTCGAAAGATATCTCTATTAAATCAGCTTTCAGATATTCCAACACATTTTTTAAATTTTCATCGCTTTTTAAATAATATAAATTATTTAAAACATTATCAATATCAATATCATTATCAATATCAGCGATTTTCGCGACGTTTTCGTCGCGTTCGGTCGCGTTCGCGATAGGTTTTTCGCGATCGTTTGCGACGTTTTCGTCGCGTTCGCGATCATTCGCGATAATTTCGTCGCGATTGCGATCCTCCGCGATTTTTATAGCTTTCTTAAGATCCAGGGACCCAGATTTATATTTTTTGTATAGGTCCGGATACCATCTTTTTAAATTACCTATCCGTCCGGATACGGAATTACCTGACTTCTTTTTCTCCCAGAGTTTGAGATCTCTTTTTAACTGTTGTTTGATAGGTTCGAAAGTAAGTTCTGTAATCCGGTCCGGAGGTTCCGGATCCATATCATTAATATAGTTAAAAAAATGCTTAATTAAGATCCCTGCCTCGGCATCGCTAAGCTTATCAAAAATATGTCTCCAGTCTTTATAGACTACCACAGTGTTTTTTCCCTCAGCCATAGTAATATATATATTACACTTTTCCCAAAAAAATTACTGTTCAATTAGTTCCTTTATTTTATCACTAATATTTTGAGGCATTGGCCGAAGGTCGTTTAGATAAGCTCTTAAAGTATTTGCATTAATACCTATTTGCTCAGCTATCCAATTTTGGCGGAGCCCTTTATCGCGTATTCTTTGCTTTAAAATCATGTAACAAATATATTACCTATGGAGATAAAAAAAAGTTACTAATTACTTTATTTATTAACAGCCTCGTATCTTACATGTTTTCCCTCAATAATCTTAAGCCTTTCAGTTGCATTAAAGGTATTAAAGATCTCCCATTTATAAACCTGGGATCCGGTTTGCTTATCGATAAATTTAAGCCCTTCGGTATCTATCGAAAACCTCGCAAAATCGCTAAAGGGCTCACTTAAAGCGCGTCGCTTTTCTGTGTGTATTTGTGACCTGCTCATTTTTTTAAATTTTTTACTGTTTCTCATGTTGATAACATGTTAATAACCAACATTACCACGGTGAATATGAATATTAGGATAATATCTCCGGAGGATTGCCATATCCGGAGAGAAAGTTCCTTTATAAGAAACATATTTAATGTCTAAAATTATTTGAGATCCGGAGGATCTTAGGTCTGTAGTTATATTATGACCGTGTAACCTGGCCGTCTTTTTCTGATAAAGATAGGTGTCT